TCCTGCGTCGTGACCGACCCGTCGAACGCCTCGGTCACCCACACCTTCGGCGGGACGGCGCCCGCCGACATCGCCAAGGTCAGCACCGGCAAGTACACCCTGGCCGTGCCGTGCTCGCCGGCCGTGGCCGGGGCGCTCGGCCTGTGGGGCGGGGAGTGGATCGGAACCGGCGCGGTCTCCGACGTCCAGCCGGTCACCTGGCGGGTCCTGCCGGCCAACATCTCCCAGGTCTGGTACGTGGGCATGGAGGAGATGAAGGGACGGCTCGGCATCGCCCTGACCGACACCACCCAGGACTACGAACTCCAGACCTCGATCGCGGCGTCGACCGGCTGGATCAACGAGTACTGCGGGCGGCATTTCAACCGGATCACCGAGACCCGCACCTACCAGCCGGAGAACATCTACGAGCTGGACGTGGACGACATCGTGCCCGGCGCCCCGATCACGGTCAACGTCGACCAGGACGGCGACGGGGTGTACGAGCAAGCCTGGACCCAGGGCACCGACTACGTGCTCAAGCTCGGCCGCCACCTGTTCAACGTCAACGCCACCGGGATAACCCGGCCCTACCGCAAGCTCCAGGTGTGCGGGTCCGGGAAGCTGCTGCCGTTCACCTGGCCGCTCACCCACCTGGACCGGGTGCAGATCGCCACCACCTGGGGCTGGACGGTCGTGCCCTGGCAGGTGACCGAGGCGAACCGCATCCTGGCGGCCGATGAGTTCCGGATGAAGGACGCCCCGTTCGGCGTGGCGGGCGTCTCCGATATCGGCCTGGTCCGGATTCAGTCCAACCCCTGGCTGGTGGAGAACCTGCGGGCGTTCGTCAACTCCCGGCGGAAGGTAGGCGTATGAGACATCTCCGGAAGCACTCGCGGACGCGCCGTGTCCTGGTTGACTCCCATGACCTGCGCATCGGGCTGTTCTACGCCAGGGGGCACAGCGCGTGGCTGCACCTGCCCGGGATCGTCATCCGCCTGAAAGGGGCTGGCTTATGTTCGTCCTGACCACGGTCAACTGCCCCGCGCTGGTCCCGGTCATCATCCCGAAGGCCGGCGGCCGGGGAGGACGGGGGCGGTAGGTGGCCGCGCAGGCTCACACGGCGAAGGTCACGCCCAAGCAGCTCGCGGCCGACCGGGCGAACCTGCGCAAGGCGCGGGCCGTGCAGAGGGGCAAGCCGAGGACATCGAAACAGCGGTCGGCGTCCCGGCATAACCTGGTGCACGCCCGCGCCGCCCAGTCCGTCCGTAAGCACGGGGTCAGGTTCACCCCGTCCGTGTCGGCCAAGAAGCCGAAGGCCGCAGCGGATACCCTGATGTTCTCCGGGAGCCGCGCAGGCTCGCCAGCCAGGCTCCCGGAGGCCCCCTGGCTGCACTCGCTGCCCGTGTGCGCGGCCGTGGCCGTGGCCGCCTCGCTCCAGTACTGGTCCGGTGTCACCGCCACGGCGGGCGACATCCTGGACCTGCACCGTAAATCGCCCGGTGACGCCACCCTGGGTGACCTGCTCGAACTCGTCGCGGCGGAAGGATTCGCCGGGGCCAGGCTGGAATCGTTCCAGCGATGCGACCCGGGCCTGGCCGTCCCGGGCCTGGTGTACGGCACCGCCCTGGACATCGGCTACCACGCCGTCCTGGCCGTGGCGGGCGGGGTGCTGAGCTGGGGCCTGGAGCTACCCTGGCTGGGCGAGCCCGGGGAAGCCTGGCTGCTGGGATGGGAGGACCCTGATGGCGATTGAGCTGCCGCCCGGATTCAGCCTGGATATCGTCCTGGACGACTGGGTGCAGGAGCAGCGGGACGGCTGGGTGATCCCGGTCTCGCCCCAGATGGCCAGGGATACCCCGGACCTGTCCCGGTACGTGGCCGGCCTGCCCGGTGCCAGCGGCGAGTTCACCGGTTTCTACGACACGGCCGTGACCGCAACGATGGCCGACTCGCTCCCGGACCTGATCCCGGTGGAAGTCGACACGCACAGCAAGCCCAACCTGCTGGCCACCGCAGCGTCCGGGACCGTGCTCGACTTCGGGATCGCGGGCCGGAAATTCCGGATGACCATCCACCGGGTGGAACGGCTGGGCGGCAACCGGGTCCGGGCTCTGGTCTGGCGCGAGTCCGTGACCGAGGTGAGCGACGGTGAGTGAGCAGCCGGCAGAGCAGGACCCGGATACCTGCTCGGGCTGCGGCGGCCAGCTTCCCGCCGGGCGAGCCTGCGCCGCCTGCGCGCCGCCGGACCTGGAGGCCATCCTGCGCGCCAGCCAGGGCATCGGCCCCGACATAGACGGCGCCATCCGGGCCATGGCCTCCGTGCACGCCCAGTGGAGGGAGGCCTGGCTGGAGACCGGCAAGTTCAGCGAGCAGGAAGCGTTCGAGCTGGTCCGCATCCTGGTGGCCTCGTCGGCCGGCGGGGTCCGCTGCCTGAACCTGTGATCTTCCGGTCGATCGGAACGTCTCTCACTGGCACAGGCCCGCGAGCCGGCCGGATCGTGATGCTCTCCGCGAAAGAATCTGTATCCTGAGCTGAGCAGCGGGCCGGAGAGACCGGACCCAGGGCAGAGGTCTCCGGAGTGCCTGTGTGCACCACCTCTGGCTGCAAGTCATCCGCATCACGGGCGTCGATAACGTCTCCGGCAAGTGGTATGCCTGGTGGAGCGGGTTCGCCGGCGACATCACGCTCCTGTTCGCTGTCCTCACCGCGCCGTACATCCAGTGGAAGCGGAATAACTGCCAGGTCCGGCACTGCTGGCGGTTCGGCCGTCACCCGTTCAGCGACCCGGATGAGCACGTGGTCCGGCACCTGTGCTGGCGGCACCACCCGTCCGTGGAGAGCAAGCAGCTCACTGTCCGGCACCTGCAAGAGCGCCACCACCTCTATATCGGCAAGAAGCCCGGACGAGGTTAGCCAGATCTGGACGATCCCGGACACCTGGACGGAGGTGGACGGCCGTGGCTGACCTGGTAGCCATCCGGAACGCGCTGGCCGCGAACATCACCGCGTTCACCGGGCTCCGCGCGGACGGCCAGGCCCGCGACTCGATTACCCCGCCCTGCGCCGTCGTCCTGCCCGGCAACCCGTACATCACCTACGGCGTGACCATGGACGGCCCGGTGATGGGCGGCCCGGTGATGGGCAACGCGGTCAACCTCAACCTGGCCGTCCTGGTGATCATGACGGACGGCGCCCCGGTCGACGCCACCCAGCGGGCGCTTGACGCCTACCTGGGTGCCGGGCAGCACGCGGACGTGGCCGCATCAGTTCCCAGCGCGATCGAAGCCGACGCCACCCTCGGCGGGCTCATCGACTTCATCCAGGCCCAGACGGTCACCCAGTACGGCCGGATCGAGTACGGCGGCGTCACCTACTTCGGTGCCCGCATCAACGTCATCGCAGGAGGCATGTAACTCATGGCAGGCACCTGGACCGTCACCGCGCAGCGGATCGAGCAGCACCACCTGCCCGGGATGTACCTGGGCCGGAACGTCTACCACGACTCCCGGAACCTGGCCTACCCGTGGCAGCGGCAGGACGGCCGTGAGCTGGCCAGCCAGATGTGGACCCGGCACATCCCGATCCTGGACCAGGGGCAGGTGGGGTCGTGCACCGGGAACGCGGAAACCGGCTCGCTCGGCTCCGACCCGGACTTCGGCGCGCTGCCTCCCTCGCCGCCGCAGCTCAACGAGGCCCTGGCGCTGCGGATCTACTCCGGCGCCGAGACGATCGACGGCGACGGGCCGTACCCGCCGAACGACAACGGGTCCTCCGGCCCGAGCGCGGCCAAGGCCGCGAAGAACCTGGGCCTGATCTCCGGGTACCTGCACTGCCTGTCCCTGGCCGACGTGCTCGACGCGCTGGAGGAGCACCCGGTCTGCATCGGCTCCAACTGGTACGACTCGATGGACCGCCCCGACAGCTCGGGCCTGGTTAGCATCAGCGCGGGAGCCAGCATCCGGGGCGGCCACGAGTACCTGTGCCGGGGCAAGGACGTGGACCGCCAGCTCGTCTTCCTGGACAACTCCTGGGGCACCGGCTTCGGCGTCAAGGGCAGCTTCTCCTACTCCTGGGCCACCCTGGAGCGGCTGCTGGGCGAGCAGGGCGACGGCACCGTATCGCTACCGCTCACCGTCACCCCGCCCGCCCCGGTTCCCGTGCCGGTTCCCGTGCCGGTTCCCGTGCCGGTGCCTGCTGACGACGCGGACCTGGCCCTGTTCCGCCAGACCCAGGCATGGGCGGGCGAGCACCACGTCGGCCAGAACAAGGCCGTGGCCGGGGACCTGGCGCGCTGGTACTCCGCGAAGGGCTTCCGCTGATGGACGAGGCAGCAGAGAAGCCGCAGCGGATACACGGCCGGTCACCGGGACTCTGGGACGCGCTGCGGGACTCCGGGATCGTCCGCGAAGACGATTACGTGCGCCGGGTGATCATCGACATCGACGTGCGCAGTGCCGTGACCGTCTACATCGAGCGGTATGCCGACACGCGGGTGCTGGAGCTGCTGCCGGTCCTCGGCCACGGCAGCGCGGAGATCCGGTGGGCGGACAAGATCCCGGAGACGGTCGCGGAAGCCGAGTCGGTATGACGTGCCCGGGACACCAGCTCATCGTCGTCGTGGATGACTGGGCAGCCCCGCCGTCCCCGCCGTCCCCGCCGCCGGACCGGGAGTTCCGGGATATTGCCGCATGGCGGTCCTGGCAGCTAGACGCCATGCTCGCGGCCAGCATCAGCAAGCCGAAACCGCTGTGCCTCACCGCCGGCATCTGAGGAGGAGAGCATGAAAGTCCTGGTCGTGCACCCGGGGCCGGATTTCAGCGTCCACGACGTCTACATCGGCTGGGTCGACGCGCTGGCCGCCCTGGGCTGCGAGGTAGCCGGGTACAACCTGAACGACCGGCTCATCTTCTACAACATGGCCCTGATCGACACCGGCATCACGGACGAGGAGGGCCACCCGATCGTCAAGTCGGCCATGACCAGGGAAGAAGCCTGGTTCGCCGCCATGCAGGGGCTCTCGCACCAGGTGCTCTGCATGGACCCCGATGTCGTGCTGTTCATCAGCGCGTTCTTTGCCGGGGCCACGACCCTCCAGATGCTCCGCACCCGCACGCGGTCCAGGGTCGTCATCCTGCATACCGAGTGCCCGTACCAGGACAGCGAGCAGGCCACGCGCGCCGCGTTCGCCAGCCTGAACCTGCTCAACGACCCGGTGAGCCTGCCGCAGTTCCGGCAGTTCGGGCCGGCCGAGTACATGCCGCACGCCTACCGGCCGGAGATCCACCACCCCCGGACCGGGCCGCCCGACCCGGAACTGGCGAGCGACCTGGTGTTCATCGGGTCAGCGTTCAGCTCGCGCAAGCAGTTCTTCGAGGCGATGGACCTGACCGGGATCGACGTCCTGATCGGCGGGGCCGACTGGGGCAGCCTGGATCCGGATTCGCCGCTCGTCTCGTTCGTCGGCACCATCCAGGGCGCCCCGGACTGCGTGGACAACCCGCAGGCGGCCGGGCTGTACCGGCACAGCAAGGCGGGCATCAACTTCTACCGCCGCGAGGCCGAGGAGGACGCCCTGGCGGGGGTCGCGATGGGGCCGAGGGAAGTGGAGATGGCCGCCTGCGGCCTGTTCTTCCTGCGCGACCCGAGGCCGGAGAGCGACGAGACGTTCCCGATGCTGCCGGCCTTCACCGGGCCGGAGGACGCCAGCGGGCAACTGCGCTGGTGGCTGGCGCACGACGCCGAGCGCGAGGAGGCGGCGGCCAAGGCCCGCGCGGCCATCGCGGGCCGGACGTTCGAGGCGAACGCACGGTGGTTCCTGGAACTGGCGGAGGGCCTGTAACGAGCAG